CGATCCAAGATAAACTCAGATAGATCGCTATGGTATCCACCATTCATTACTTGGTCGTCCTTATAACGAGGATGGCAAGATGTATGAGATGGAGTATGATGCCCAACAACCACAACAGACTTCCAAGGTGGAGTCTCAGAAACCATGAAGCTGATGTAATCCAAACACTTCTTGTGTTCTTCAACAGCGTCTTCTGGACAGAAGGTTGCAGTACGAGTTTTGAACACAGTTTTTAGTCTCTGTTCTGCAGGCAAGGCTTGGAATTCTTCATCAGTCATTCCAACTGGCTTATCTTTAAGAACCTCTGTACGATAGCTGACTTCACGATTGCTGTTTTCCACACAACGGAAATCGTTCATCATACGCTTCATAGCATGCAGAGTTATTGGATCTTCCTTGTTCATATCAGTCCACAAGGTAGAACCGATGAACCGAACATCTTCCAGATCAAACACTTCACGATCCAAGATGTGAAGATTCTTATGATGTGCTAATTTACGATTCAATTCGTTGATAGTGTATTTGAAGTCGCCATGATAATGTTCGTGATTGCCAGCAACGTAGATTACATGGGGAAACTGAAAACACACACGATTGAAGAAGTCGTGAAACCTCTGAGAACGAGCACGAGCAAAACCCATCTCTTCTTGACGACGATCGTACATATCCAAGTCACGTTCGACAAGGATATCCCCAGACAAAATGAGCACGTCAACGTTGTCTTCGTTCTTGATGTTAATATCTCCGAACTCTAAGTGCAGGTCAGAGCAGATACCGATTTTCATTATTGTCTCACTTTAAATTTAACCAACCAGTTACAATATATTTTTCTTCTGATGGGGATACAATACCTCTATGAGTGAATGTCCAATCAGATGGCCAAATTAAAGTTAATCCTTTTACAGCATTAATCTTTAATTTTTGATATAAGAATTCAGTCTGTCCACCATCTACAACATCGTTTAAGTATGTCATAAAAACTAAATGTCTTGAAATAGATGGCATTCTATCAACAGCACGTTCACAGTGATATTTCTTATAACCACCACCCACAGGATACTGCTGCACTACGAAAGGTTCTTTAAGATAATACCCAGAACAGAAAGATTCTGGATACTTTTCATTATATAATTCTAAGCATCGATTCAACACACCAGCATATCTAAAGCTGTTAATCATATCTGGACGATAATTAGAATCTACAGAATCTTTAATAGACTTGTCCACTTCAGTAGATCTTTCCAAGCCTACTACACCATTCGTTTTAATAACTTCTGTGTTATTGTGCATTGCAATTAACTCATCGCAGAATGCAGTGTCCCCTGAGTACCAACCCATTATAAAGTTGTCCAGAGAATTTACATCGTGTTCTTGCATAACCATATTTTACTACGAATCTTGATTTTGGTCAACCGTTGAATGGTAATAGTCATACATGCGCACGTAGTACGCAAACTGGCGAGGGTGGTGTTCGAAGTTTGGCAGTTCACCAAAATATTCTTCCATAGCCGTGTACTTGGCCAATGATTCTTCGTCTGTCACTTTAACTCTCGCTTGTATGGGTTATTTGGGTTAATAGCAGATCGTTGCACTTTAACATCATTGATACGAATCTCAGTCGTGTTAAATGAATCATACGTATTGTATGTAGTGCAACCAACAAAACACAAAACTACAACTACCAAAATTGTAGCGAGTGGAAAGATTCCAAGCATGAACATTAAGAGTGCAAGCAAGTTCTGTCCTTCAAGAACAAAGTATGCTGCCATAGCCCAGAATGCCCATCTAACGAATATCATTGATCTTTAATCGCTTTCTTTTGTGCTTGTCTTTCCGACTTCCAGAAAATACGCTTCCAGTCTCTGAGATGCTTCCACCACTGCGGGGCTGCTTTCAGATTGCCTTTCTTCACGTTCGCCATATAGTTCTCCACCGTAATAGTCTAAAATAGAATTGATCTGTCGAATCATCACATGATTCAAGTCCACGTCTTCAGGATGCATCCAATACGGATTATCTGAATCCATAGTAGCATACAGTTTATCAAGTTCGCTTTGCAAATAGTCTCGATGTTCGGTTAGGTTCAATCGAGTGATACGATCTGCAGTTTCAAAATCAATTCGCATAGTTTTCTCCAGTAGAGACTCTATTCTACTACAATCTTACAATAAAGACAACCATTATTTTGTGTAGTAGTCGTCAGTCTTTTTCAACCAAGACTCAGAGGCAGAACCTTCCTTTACATCATCGAACTCATAGTTGATCTCAGCCCACTGTTCGTCGGTAAACGTATGCGATCCATCGCACAGTTTAGTTGTAGATCGACCACACCAGCAACGTGCCATGTCATCGGCACTAATAGGTACAAATTCACTCACAGATAATCTCCACGCTTTCGACCAGTAGGTCCAGCAATTCCCTGTTGGACAAATTATCCAACTCGTCAGGAGATATATCTAGCTCTAGCATCAAATCTGGATACTCTTGCATGTACATGGTGATACGTTCGATTATTAGATTTCTCATTGTACTAAACTCCTAGCAACTACCAAGTCTTTACCTTTCATCCAGACACATTCGTCTAGGATGATGCCATTCTTTACTGTGCTTTCTTGCAACAGATGGAATAGCGAATTAACTGTAATCTCGAACTCTAGACCACGAGGATCCATAACCTTGAACAGCTTATTGCCACGATAGCGATTCACTGTGTCGATAATCTTGAAACCACTCATTGGAATGTTATCCCAAACTCTGGGTGCATACAGTGGATCAATGGGACGATCGTATGGAATTGCATTCTGTTTGTGTGTAATCTGATCCCAGCGATAGTCCACACCCCGCTCCCACCAGACACCGTTATTCTCATACGCTGTGCCTCGATAAGCCCATGACATCTGAGTGTGCTTGCGACTAGCGTCAGTCTTTTTAGTGGGTTCATGTGGATGTAGGAAACCAAAATTATGGTCTGTCACACTTTTAGTGGACCACACGCCAGTTACGGGATCTCTATCATACTCAGTCTCTGGTCGATTCTGAGAAACCACATACACTTGATCAGGAACTTTTTTCATTTCTTACCTTTCAACTTTAAATACTGCTCATCGTCTAGATCTCGAGCACCATCACAACCTTTGTTAATCGCCTTTGCAGTGGCTTTATTACCAAGTCGAACAAGTCCACATCGACCACAGTACAGGAACATTCCAACCGTATGCAGCTTTCGATTAAAGTTATGTCCCGTCATTACCAATGCCTCCACACACCACAAATAATATGAATGCACGTGATCATCTCCACGGCACGCATGATCCAATACAACATCTCTATCTTCCTAGGGAACGGAAATTAGGAATCCAACAGCAGACACAAAAAGCCAATCACGAATACCCACCAAGGAGCACCCATGCCAACAGCCAAAAAGAAACCAAATAGTGCCAACATATTACATCCCAAAGTGGTCCATTAACAAATCGCTGTGGTGAGTTGAACCATCGTCCTCATCCAATACCTTAATAGTTTCCTCGATAACCGCACGCATCAGTAAGTACAAGTCCTCCCGACTTACTAGGGAAAGAGGAACTCTAGCCTCTGGATTATCAAAGATAATCTCACAGTCTTCAATGATTTCGTCTAACTTCATACCATACCCTTTAAACTAGGCTTATAACCCAAAACAGTACCAAGATCACCATTGAAACAAAAGTGAACATATTGTACTAATGGTAGATTATTAAAAAGAATCTCGTAAGAATCCACACTCGCTTTCCAGTGGGAAAAGTTAATCCTAGGAGACTTAGCGTCTAATCGTTCAAACAACAATGCATTCTTTTTTAACTTAGCCGTATCAGTCTTCATTACATAGAGACACTTACCCGATACATCGTGAACACCCACAGAATAAAGGTGTGGTCGGTGCTTTAGAAAGATATCCCGTTTACGCTCCGAGTTATCCGCATGTGCACCAAAGCTGCCTTCGCAATTAAGTTTCTTGGAGGAATTTATAGTCTCGGTCTTGATCTCCACAGGAGTCTCACCATCCCAACCATCCCAGCCATGGATAGTCCCGTCGTCCCGCAGAGAATAACGGTGACGGATTAGCCGCTCCACGAACTTACCTCCAGTTGGATGAGTCGTTAGAACATCCACGGCTAGATCAAGAGTCTGCTGTTGCTGCTTAGTGTAATCCGTAGTCCTTTTATTAGAAAAGAAATAATCAGAGACTAGGTCAATGTAAGAGTCGTAGGTCATAAGGAATCCTGCAAAGGGTTTCGACACAAAAAAATTCTCGGGCGCATTTTTTCGGGGTGTTGGTTTCAATACGCTTAGAATAAAGGGGGAGGGGTGTATAGCCGTTTGGACCAAAGGGGAGGAGTCCCTTCAATACAGATTTTCATATTAGCATTTACATACGATTCATCTTTTGTACACCAAAATGCATCAAAGTCAAGCCAATTATGGCAGTCAACATCAATGGAATTAGTTGTGCATCTGTAGCCGTATCCATGCCACCAACACTACCAAAAACAATCAAAAATCCTAGTATCGCACGAATCATCATCATTCTCCTAATCTATGGCTCTATTATACAGCAATCTCTATACTCGACAAGCACTGTATGGATAACCATACAGCACTGTAGAGATTAGCAAGTAAGCATGTATGTAGCAAGGTCTTTGTAATCCTTGTTGCAAGCACGGATCTTACATACAGCAATAAGGGTACGTAGAGACACCTCTTTACAGTCGTCCTTGATCTCACGGATAAGAGAGAGTGCATCTGTCTTGACCTTGCTATCGTACTCTGGCAGGAACTCGCTAGAGAGAGCAATGTGCTCCATACGATCGATCTTCTGGTCTAGGGTCATAGAGAGATCGATCATCATAGAACGACTACGGATGGCTTGGTCGATCTTGTTCTGGTCCATGTTAGAGATGAAAATAACACGACCAGTGAACTCGAAAGAACGTGGCAGATCGTCATCACGCATATCGGCATTCCAGCTAATGATGCGTTTACCGTAGCTGTCCAGAG